AATCCAAATGTGTTAAGTGCGGGTTTTAGTGTGTTAATTAATTCTGTCTCATGTGCATGAGCAGGACGTTTGCCTCGAACAACTTCAATAGTTCCAAATACAAAACGCTCGGCGCCTTGTTCACGCAAAGCACGTGACAAACCCCAGTTTTTGTTTTCTGTCATAGCACGTTGCATATGCTTTTGCATACGACGGCGTAATGTTTTGAAAACGTTACCTTTGAATGACAATGCAGTCAAGCCGATGTAGTACTCAAGTGTTACTGTATCTTGGATGTAGTAAATCACTTGATTGCGGTCTGTTCTGCGTTTACGGTTGATTTTTGAGTTCATGTTAGTATTGTACACCCAAACCCATTTATTGTCAAATTATTGTAGGAATCGCTAGAAGTGTATCAGAGTCTATTCCTGAACATTCTAGCGATTTTGAAGCCCCTGAGGTGTGAAAATGAGTACTTTAGTTTGCGGAATTTGAGCTATTTATGTGCTCTAAAGTCTTATTTAAAATAGGACTCTGTTTTGCGACAACATCTTTTTCCCAAGGTAATGTATCATAATCAATATTAGGATCCACTGTTATTTGACAACCATTCCAAATGTATCTACCATTACTAGTAACTCCTAATTTACCTGTTTTAATTTGATTTAAATGTAGTAATTCATGTACTAATACTTTTGGCATATCATTAACATTTAATTGATTATTAATATTAATACGATTTTTAAATCTAGGATTAACTATGGTATTACCATATAATGATTCGTGCATTAATGCAAATACTATTTCAATATTATTAGGAATATCCAAAATAGTAGAAACATATTCACATATTTTAATACATGCTTCTTCTCTTTCGATGTTTTTATCATCGCTTTGGTAAATAAATTTAATATTCATTAGTGTACCACTTGACCTACACTTGTATTAAGCCAAATTTTAATTTCTTTTCTTAAATCTTTTTCGGTGTAACCCATTTCACCTAATCGAGTTATTAATGCAACAAATAAACCATGGGATGCAATACCATAAATGTATTTTTCATCGTCATTCTCATGTTCAAATTTATCCAATTGCTCTAATAATATATCTTCAATAAAGTCTGATGCAATAATGGCACTATGTTCAAATTGCCAAATTTCATATTCTTCATCGTCAACTTCTTCAACTATTAAATTCTCTTTGCTCATTTTCTTCCTTAGTTCCAATTATTGGATATTCATAATTAACAGTTTCAATGTTTTCTCTAAACACGATTGCCCCATTTTTTAAATGGAATCGTCTTGCCATATTAGTTTTAGGACTCAGAGTTACAAATCTAGTTACACTTGGATATTGTTCTTGTATCCCTTTTACTGCCCTAAATAATAATTCTTGACCCTTGCCACTTTTGTAACTCCAAATAGTGTAAAATACTGCTGTAGTAGGTACTTTAGTAGTAAGTTTTAAACCTTCTACATTTTCTGGGACAAAATCATGGAAACTAACACATACCATAGCATCCGGATTACTTTCTTCTTGTTCATTATCAGTTAATGCCGCAACCATTCTGCCGTCACTAACTCTAAAATCTGTGGGTATTTCTGGACGAACCGGGTCGTCTTTAATAAAATCTAATAATCTGTGTGATATGTCTCTGATGAAGTGTAGCATTTTATCCTCGGGTAGTGTTATTCGTATTTAGCATTAAATTAAAATATGCTATTATTTAACGTCATTTATTTCTCCACTAAATAATTGAATGATTGAATGGAATACGGGGTTAAACGGGTATCGAAAATGTACATTAGAAATAAATCAGGATGTACATTATTTTACCACAGAATTGACGGATGTACCATTCACACCCAATCGTAGTATTAATGAAATATTCAATGACCATTTAGAAGCTAATAATAGTAAATATGTAGAAGTTTTGTACAGCGGTGGGTTAGATAGTGAAATCGTGTTGTTGCATTGTATTGAAAACAATATCCCTGTAATAGCTATTACAATGGTTATTAAAATAAAGGGAATGATTGTCAACACCCATGACTTGTATTATGCTGAAAAATTTTGTAGGGAAAACAATATTTCTCATAAACTGATAGATTTAAATGCAAATATTTTCTTTGAAAATGGGACATACTTAGATTACTTAACTCCATACTACATAACAGAACCTCATGTAGCTACACATTTTTGGTTACTTGAACAATGCAATTATTTCCCAGTAATAGGAGGTGATTGGCCATGGTGTCATGTTAATAAAGAGAATAGAATCTTATCTCCTACAAGACTAGAATTTTCTAGCTATGATCGGTTTATGAAAGATAAAGGAATTGACGGTATTGGTAATATGATAGGGCATAGTATTGATTCATGTTGTTATTTCATTAATTTACAAATTAATAATTATGATGGGAAAGAGGATGTATCGTTCCTTAAAGCTAGAATGTACAATCAGATTAACAAAGTAGAACCTAGATTACGTAGTTATGGATGGGAAAACAGAAATACATTAAATTTTAATTTAGCTATCTACAAAATAGAATTACTAAAACGACTAAGATTAACTAAAAATCATATTAAATGGGGTAACACCATTAAACAACAGTTAAATACAACTCTCTCAGAAAGTTCAATCTTCAAATGAATAAAAATTATGATGCATTTTCACACGGTTTAGTAACAAGTAAATTGTGGTTATGTGAAGAATTAGAAAATGTAATACACAACAATAATGTTAAAAATCCTGCATTAAACATATTAGGATCATGGAATAATCTATTAGCATTCATGTTGTTAATACGTAAGCCAAATACATACGGGGTAGTCAATGCTTACGATAGTGATCCAACTGCAATCGATGAAGCTGAAAAAATTACTGATACATGGAAGCATGAGTATCCAAAAGTCTACAATCATGTAATGAATGTGGACGAGATCAATTTTTCATCATGTGGTAAAGAATCAATCTTTATTAACTGTAGTGTAGATCAATTTGAATCTACTACATGGTATGACCATATCCCTGCAGGAAGAATTGTGTGCATTCAAAGCACAGATATGACTGATGAGAGTGAGCCTTGGTTAGTTAAACAATCAACAAAAGACATTGTAGAATTAACTAGCCGCTACAAGGTAAGTAAGTTACTTTATGGTGGCAGTAGAAAAATAGAATATCACAATTGGAATTACAATCGTTTCTTAATGATAGGTGTAAAGTAGTTACGCATCTTTCATGTAATACTTCTTAGAAAAACATCCCAACGTACCTTGATACGGATCTTCTTTATTAAAAATTGTAGCGTAATGTGTTTTTAAATAAATCATAGCATCATTAAAATTATGTGCGGACATCCATTTATCATCGGTTGCATTTTTTAACAACTTTTGAAACACAGTTTCACGTCCTTCAGTTTTGTACTTGCTTTTCCCGTTTTGAATTCCTAAATTAATATTCCACGCGGCTCCACGACCACATGAAATACAGAAATCATCATAGTATTCACTATGACTATTACCGCAGTAATCTTTTAGGAAGCTACTAGTAATTTTATCAGACTTGATAACTTTCTCCGGACTTGTAATAACAAAACTAAAATTATTAGGCGCAGTACCTAATTTAGTATTAACTAATGGATCGATCTGTTCCGGCTGATATTTTATTGTTGTCCCGTACACACGTTCAACGTGATTCAATGTCATCCAACTTTGTTTCAAATGAAGTTGTGGCATGCTGGGTGCATAATAGAATAACTCAATATTAGGAATATCTGTGATAAATGTTTCCATTGTTTTATCAATGATAGTAGAATAATACTTTCCGTCTTCTAGCACTATGCGTGGTTTATCAACACCTAATATGATCCCGTGATTTGGTTCATCGGCGTGCAGTATTTGTTTAACATAAAAGCTGAAATTAGTTGGTTGAAAATATCCATGCACCAATGCACTTGCAGGTTGTTCTAGCCAATCATCTTGGAAGTAATTATCAAATTCTTCTGGACCAACATCTACTGTTGTAACTTTAGTGTTAGGGTAAGCTTTCAAAAATTCTTGTACTTGTGGATAAATTAATCTAATCAACTCATCTTGCCGCATAGGATTTGTACGTAAATTTAGTAATACAATTTCATCTAGTGGTATGTTAAAATGATAGAAACAACGAATAACGTGATGACTATCACGCCCTGCACTGTAGAATAAACTTAGTTTAGAATATTGCTGTCGCAATTGAATGCACCTATCGTAGCATAATTGGTCCCATGTTTCAGTAGGTTCTTTTGTCCAATCTAATTTGTCATATTCTTCTTCATAGAAGTAAAAGTGTGGCTTTGTTTTTAATTTATGTGCGGCACGCCAAGCATCAATTTGACTACTTGTTCGTTTATCGTCAACAATCCAATGTGGTAAATACATATTATTTCTTCGCTACTGATTTTACAATGTTTCTAATTTCTTCTGTTGAAATAAAAATAGGCTTCGAGTTTACTTTTTCTAATTTTTGTACAATATCATTATCTTTTCCACAAGAATGTATTGCTTGTATTATCATATTTCTCACATTTTTATCTACTGAAGGTTGTACGCTTAATATTAATCCTAACTGCATTTTGCCCAAATTAGGACTATATTTCTCAATTGCTTCGTGATTGTACTTTTTTGCAGTATGTTTGTCAAATGTACTGGTAACCATATTAATCTTTTCTGCTTCTATTAGTGGTCTCGCCCCGATGTACGTATCTACAAACAAATCTAAACTTCCATTTACTACATCTGTTAGTCCGGTAACACTATTCTTGTATGGAATAATTTGGTAAGATATTTTCAATTCTTTAAACAAATTTTCTACTAGAAAAGTTCCGGAAGATGAAGGTGAACCAATGTTGATTGTCCCTTTTAAATCTGACAGTGTACTGTATTTGCCATTCTTACCTACAATAACTAATGGAGTTGAGTTAATGTATGTAATAGGGTTTAAGTCAGTTAATAAGTCAACATTAGGAAACTTGCCCAATACGTTTAATCCAAAGTTACCCAAAAGAATGTTAGTTGTATTTTCAGTATCTTGTGCGTTTTGTAATGCCTTGATTGCAACTAATCCTTCAGCTCCGGGTTTAAAATCTTTTAGGACTAAAATGTTATGTTGTTTTAAACAAGGAGAATATGTTTCTAGGGTAACATCAGACCCTGATCCAGGGCCACTAGATAAAATAAATTTGAGTGTATGTGTTTGGGCGTGCGCTAAACCAAATGCTAAAAATAATAGTGCTAATAGTTTTTTCATCAAACTATTTATTGAGAAGTAATGCTCACTTTAGATTTCCTAGTAGCGAATTAGTACGTCTAGCCAGCAGCCGGCTACACCACGGTAACGAGTACCGGTCCTAAGGTGTGTTCTTACCAAGCCAATGAAGGCTCATTTAATTCATACTCATTAAAACGTTTTAGTCTATTAATGAATTCTGTTGTTTTCTCTGTAATAATACCAGTCAACTGCAATGTAACTCTAGGGTTATGTCCTGCATTAGCTGTGCAATGTGGTAGATTTCTCCAATCAAATGTAGTCACATCTCCTGCACGCCATTGTTGATGATTGTAATTACCATAACTCCAAAAATGGCCTTGCTCCCAATCAGTCAACGCAATCTGAATACGCATTACTGAACTAGGATAATCTGGATTCCATTTCTCTAACTTATCTAAATGCAAGTTCCAAACTTCACCGGGCATCTGTACGTGAATACGTTCCATGCAGTCATCTAATGCAAACAAATTACTAATCCTTTTCAAGTTAGGAGTTAGTTGCCAATTCAAATGTGTAATCCGATAATCTTTGCCGTACCCGGCACGTTCTAAATCATAATCTTCTGCTGCCAATTCTTCTTCAGGTCTTGATTTACCTACTGCTCCTCGTGTGCGCCATGTAGCTGGCTTTGCATTCTTAATTGCTTCTGCTACATCATTAGAATAATCGGCTTTGATTTTTCCTAACTTAATTACTTTGTCAAACTCAGCATCATTTTTGAAGTTATCAAAATGATATTTACTACGTTCTTTAGATGTGTCCCAACTTGATTTCATATTACCGTTACCTTTATGTCGTTGTCTTGGTAGTTTTGCGAATACTCTATCGGAGGAGCATCAATACCCAATCTCAATGCAAGTCTTAAATTAGTGTAGACCTGTGTTCCTTTGTATTTATCCGTTGCAGAAAGAATACCTTCGTTCTGCTTGTCAATGATTTTACTCATCTCACGTAAGTTTTTGTAGTACATATCATACTTAGGATACGTGATTCCAAAATGACCACAACGTACCCACCATCCTAAACAGCTATCATTGTCTCTGTGTACTAGCACGATAGGACAGTCAGGCCATACTTCTTTCAAGTATTCAATGTTTTCTATGTAGCTAAAAATATGACTCTTAACAATACGAACACCATTACCTGTAAATGGTCTATCAAATAGTTGCTCTAATTGTTCCTTAGTAAGGGAAGATAACTTTTCGGGTATTGCGAATTCCATGCCAGGATCAAAGTATGCACCCAGATGCATTAATTGTTTTTCTCCACTAGCGTCATGGTAATAAGTTCTTGCATCACTGTAATCACTATTGTCAATACTTGTACTGTAATAAATGTTCTTTACTACACTACTCCACTTACTGCCAGGAGCTCCTGCTACAAAAATATATTTCAAGGGGTAACCTTCTTTGCTATTTGAATCCAATCTCTACGTAATAGCGCCATACTAGCATGGACGCCTTCTGGAGAATGCTCTTTAGTAGTTATGAACATTAAGTTGTCATCAAATTTTTCTTTTGCTTCTTTGCTACGAATTGCAGGTACAAAATTATTATGATACCATTTTTGTATTTCAGGACTTGTACCTTTAGGTAACACTAAGTTCCAGCATCCATACAGATTAAGTCCGGGTGCGTATTTACTCATTAATGGGGCAGACTCTAGCCCTTTTAGTGGCACTTCACTTGCTAGTCCAATAAGCTTTAGTTTACCTGCTTTAACATGAGGGTAGCCGACGCCCACTGGGGTTACTGCAAACTCAGCATGACCTCCCATAACATCTAATAATGCTTGTGCAGGACCTTTGTACATAACTGTTTCTACTCTATCACCACCGGGAACGTTTAGTTTTGTAGTTAAATATTCAACTGCTAACTTATGTCCGCCGCCACCGATTGCAAAGTTGATAGGACGTTTCTTTTCACGTATTTCTCTAATCAACTCTTCCGGAGTGTTGACCTTACTGTTAGGATTAGCCCAAAATGCTAATGGACTACGTGCAATATTAGCAACTGGTTCAAAATCATAAATGTTGTATTTTAACATCTGTGGATACCAAACTTCAGCAGTAATCCATTGACTATTACATGCAGGAACTGCAACCGTGTGTCCATCTGCGGGAACTGTATTGAAGTGATTCATTGCTATGTTGCCATCTGCTCCGGCACGATGTTCTCTTGTAAAAGTTACCCCAGTGTTTTTGTTTACAATATCTGCTACAAAGAAAAATGATATTTCATTCCCTGCTCCCGGTCCATTAGGGAATATTACTGTAATGGGTTTTGTTGGTTGCCATGCAAATACAACTAATGGTATGAATGCTAATAATGCTAAAAGTTTTTTCATCAGTCCTCCAAGAATAAATATGATGCGACTATTATTTAGTCCATCTTACAAAAAATCATATGAATACTAAAATTTTTAATCTTTTACAGAAAAATTTGCAACTTGCGTTTAATTTACCCAAGTATTCCAAAATTTCTATTACCGAACAAACTATTATTCAAGACTTGCCCTGGACACCCGCACGATACAGTAAATTCAAAGATGCGGTAGAAGCTGAATTGCATTTGCCATGCGACTACATAGGTACATTAAATCAGATTACAACTGACTTATCCGAACGTTACATCCTACGTTTCTTTAATGAGATTTGGAAGCCAAGAACGGGTGACTATGAGCATACTGGTTGGGAACTAGCTGATGAGATTAACAAATTAAATCCAGAAAAAGTATTAGATGTTGGGTGTGGTTATCATCCATTTAAGGGTCGCATTCAGAATATTATTGGAATTGATCCATACAACAATCAAGCCGACTATGAGGTTGATATTTTAGAGTACAAGGTTAAACCAGAATCACATGATGTTATTATGGCTTTAGGTAGTATTAACTTTAACTCACGTGATGAAATTGAAGCACGATTTGAACACTGTGTCAATCTATTGAAGAAAAATGGTAAGTTCTATCTACGGGCTAACCCGGGTATCCCTCATAAAACAGGTCCTTATGTTGATATTTTCCCTTGGACGTTTGAAGTTGTAAACGAATTTGCTGAGAAATACAATCTTAAGCTAGAAACTTTTAAGAAAGATAATAACGACAGATTGTACTTCGTTTATCAAAAGTTGTAGGGGAAGTTTTTTGTATTCAAGGATAACCACTTGTAATACAACTCTGTATCTGTGAATGGAATTTCATATTTCATCAAACTGTCAATCAGTTTTCCGTTAAGAATATCTAGCAGATTGATTTTAAAGTTTGTATGTTTACTATGAAATTCCATTTGCTTTTTTAGATTTTCTTTTACGAACAACTCATTGGGATAGAGTAGTTTTAGTCTATGAATACACCAATCAAACTCTGAGTCAGAGTTCACGTTAACTGTTATGGTTGGATACTTCATAATTGCTTCTGTGTAATGTTGGCAACTTAACGATTTGTACACTTCTGCAGATTGAGTTAGCAATTCAGGAAGAATGTCTAATTCTAAATTAGGATTTTTTAATAGTTTACGTTGTGGTAAAAAAAATATTGATCCATTAGGAGATAAAAAAGAATTAGTACTATCAATGACAGCACTTACGATATCTCCGCATGCTCCGGGAATTGCTCTAATAATGTACATTATTTATTTATAGCCAAAAAAATAGACCCCGAAGGGTCTATTTTACATTGTAGGTCCATTACCGTTACTAAACCCAACAGTACCACCTTCTGCTTCGATTCTTTTAATAACGTCCTCGAATAAGATAGGAGTGTAATCTGTTTGCTCAACACATACACAATGATATCTGTTATCAATTACAGGTACCCCGTATTTACCTACAGGTTGCATCATAACACGATTGGCGTGTAAGTGTCCGTGAATGTTAACACCGAATCGACCCAATGATTCAGTATGAATAGGTATATGACTTAAAATCATTCCATTCATAACGTGATAAGCACGTAGTTCACGGAAGTGTTCTCTGTATTCCTCATCACGGAAGATATCGTGGTTACCACGAATCAATACTTTGTCACCGTTTAAACGGCTCATAATCTTTAATGCTTTGCGGTTAATGACAACATCGCCCAAGTGATAAACTTTATCGTTAGGTCGTACTCTATCATTCCAACGGCGAATCATTTCTTCATCCATCTCATCGGCATTATCCCATGGACGCAATTTTGTAACTCCATCGTTACGTGTGAATCTACAAACTCCGGTATGCCCGAAGTGTGTATCACTTGTTAAAAATACTGCGGGCATAATTTTCCTTTATTTGGCATCCCCCCAAGGATTCGAACCTTGACTAACGGTTTTGGAGACCGGTATGCTGCCATTACATTAGGGAGATATTTTATGATTTTCTAATGCGCTTTAAATATTCACGACCAACTAGTCCCTGTTCGATTTCCATCAATGCAGTAACTACCGGGCCTGCTTTCGTATTAAGTGTAGAACGATGTCCACGCTTTAGTTCTCTTACACGTTGTGAAGCGATAAGAACTAAATCAAATCGACTACCAACCATGAGTGCGGCTTCTTCACTTGTATATCTTGCTCTGCTTTCAGTCATATTTTCTTTCGTTGTTGTAAAACTTTGGAGCGGGATAGGAGAATCGAACTCCTGACTAAACCTTGGCAAGGTTTCGTTTGACCATTAAACTAATCCCGCATTTAACTTGGTATCATTTTAGGCATATAAGGAACTGCTCTAGGTCCATGCCGCTGTTGTAGTAGCATACGTGCTTCTTCAGCATTGTTTGCTCCTACTCTGTCTGTGAACTCTTTACCATTCACTCTTACTGTTGCTTCAAATAATTTCATAATCTTGGTGGGTCGTGACAGGCTCGAACTGCCGACATTCTGCGTGTAAGGCAGACGCTCTACCAACTGAGCTAACGACCCAAATATTTTTAACCACCTTGGTTACTATCTCTGACTTCTGTATCAAACTCAATATTAGATGATTCAATACGACTAGTTCCCGGGGGAGGTTGATTGTCATCATCTACTTGAGGTTTTCTAAAAATATTATCCCAATTATTGTCAAACGTTTTTAAATTAACGCTGTACGGTCTTGGAGTACTACCTTTGCTCACTTTTTATCTCCTCGACTCCCGGATGAACGTGAGTTGCTTTTTTCAATCTCAACAAAACTGCGAATAAAATCACCACGCTTGTGTGCATCACGGATAAGTGTTGCCGCACGTTTAACTGCTTGGGGGAGTTTAACTGCCCTTGAATCATAACCTCTGCATGTCATATTATTTCCTTTTTAATAAACTTGGTCGGAGTACAAGGATTCGAACCTTGGACCCCCTGGTCCCAAACCAGGTGCGCTACCAGACTGCGCCACACTCCGAATATTCTTACCAGTAGTACAAGTGAGGCCTGCGGCTCACACTAGGGTAATTAATGATATCTAAATCATTAATATCTACTTTTAATACTTTTTTCTCCCACTGACGGCCTTTTGCTCGTTGTGGTTGATTCATCATTTCACGAATCCACCATGAAGGTGTACTCATCCAGTGATACTCTGTATCAACTTTCTTTTTCTTTTTTGTTAGTACTCCGGGATATTGTAAGTAATCAATGCACTTACGATTTCCAGTAAAGTAATATTTGTAATCCCATTCTTCCTCAGGATATCTGAGTTTACTTGGGAGGTCTTTGAACGTTCTAGACATGTTGTTCTCCTTATCTAAAATCGCATATTGACCTCTCTTTCTTTATGTTTGGTTGCGGGGGAAGGACTCGAACCTCCGTCTTCTAGGTTATGAGCCTAGCGGTCTACCACTGACGTACCCCGCGATAATTTTTAATTCATGTACTTAGGGCTGTTATCCCAAATACCTCTAATTCTACCATTGTTTTCTTCTGTTAGATTAGTAATGTATTCATACGCAATATTCAAAACATTGCTGTACTTTTCAGCATTATCATATGGAAAGTGCGGTGCAATACAAGTTACAATCGCTTCTTTATCATTATGATGCGCTAAACCAATCATCAAATGATTTTGCATGCCTTTAAAGCCTGCGTAACCTACGTTAGCTGTCCAATTAGTTCTTTTTAAATCATAAGACATACCTGAAGTCATAAACACAATGCCACAACCTTTAGTCATTTTCTTTAGTGCTTCAATTGCAAGTGCATGAGGAATCGCAACGTGTAACCTCAATGCTTTCTCCCATTGTGCAAGTGATGAGCCACCTGTTGATTGTAACTCTTCTGGTCTGCCTGGATATGAATGACCGTTACTGTTGTACAATAATACATCAATCTTATCTAAATGATTTGTTAAATCTTTG